ATGTTATGGTATGAGAATATTATTATATGAGTATATTAGAATATTAGGGGTGGGCAGGGGGTCGGGGGGTACCACTCTCTATGCATAGCCCCTCAATATTTTCTATCCAAAATTCTCCCCTACTAAGTATTTACTGGCACTTTCTCCAGAATACTGGTATAAGTATATATTTACTCAGTGTTGTTAAGTATACTAGAAATCTCTCCCAAAGGTCGGGAAGAGCAAGAGAACGAATAAAAGAATAAAGACGACATGTCTAGTATCGTTAGTATACTTAACAATCAATGCCAGTATAGCTCAGATGATAGAGCACCTCTTTTGTAGTGAGGATGTCAGGGGTTTGAATCCTCTTACTGGCTCCAACTTGCAAGAGGCTAGTTCCTGTGCCTAGGTCAACTTAGAACAAACAGGACGACAATTTAAATATGCCCCTCTCCTCTTAGCCTAGCTTACGAGGGGGTTCTCACAATAAGAGGTACTGATGGCTCAATACAATGATGACTTAATGGCAGCTCTCAGGGAGGCAGGGTATGATTTCCCTCTCAACCAAGCTCTCTACAATATGTACAGGGATGGGGGATATGTAGGGACATTGAACGAAATGGCTCTAGCAGTCAGGATAGAGACAGGTGGGTCGGATATGTTCCCTATCCTCTCTGCAACCGAGTATCTGATTAGCTGTGGCCCAAGTGCTGATATAATTTACTTCCATGATGGTCTAACATCAGCTATCTCCTCATCCTTTGCTTCACCTGCTGGCTCCCCAGTAGCCGTGGCATTTGATGGCACTAACTTAATCAGTATGTGTTCTGCTACTACGTCAATATACATCCATGATGGTATCACCTCAGCAACAACATCGTCTTTCGCAACGCCAAGTGTGAATCCCAACTCAATGGCTTTCGATGGGGCTAATTTAATTAGCAGTGATGCCAACACGGATTTAATTTACATACACAGCGGGGTAACATCCACTATATCATCTTCTTTTGCTGCCCCTAGTACGAACCCTCGGGGTATGGGTATTAGCGGGAGTGACTTAATTAGTAGTGATACAAGCACAGATTTAATTTATATACATAGTGGAATCACTTCAACAATCGCCTCTTCTTTCAGCGCACCAGCAACAAACCCAAGAGGGATGGCTGTTTCTAGTGGGGACTTAATAAGTTGTGACTACTCTTCATCACTAATATATCTACATAGCGGCATTACATCTACCGTGGCATCATCCTTCAGTGCGCCAACTGGAACACCAACTGGCTTAACAACAGCATCATAGAGAGGCAGCAACCCATGAAATATATGAAAATAACAATTACGAAAGAAGTCGCAAATGGCGGGTTTTTATATATCCATCCCCCAGAATACGATAAAAATAAAATAGTAGGTGTCTATGAGCATAAAGGCCATCTTACAGAATCCTGTTATGGGGTAACTTCTGATGATTTTCCCGAGACTGACCTGATGGTGGTCATCACACAAGAAGATTATGATGCTGCCGTCGCAGCAATCAAAGCTGCTGCTGCTGCTGCTTAATCGCGAGGTAAAGAAATTTCATGGCTAAGATAACAATAGACACTATTACCAGCGGATATAACCTATCCAAGATCAATGTAGCTCTCCAAGCTATTGTTGATGAGCTTAACGACAAAGTTCTCTATAGGGACAACCCTGTAGGGGAACCTAATGAGATGTCTAATGATTTGGACATGAACAGTAATGACATACTTAACGTAGAAAGTCTTGAATGTCAAAGTCTTCTCATCAATGGGGCAAGTATCGGTGATGCCGCCGCCTCAGCAGAGTCGTGGGCTATAGAGCCAGAAGACACTCCTGTATCGGTAGCTAATGGTGGGGATGGCACATCCACCTACTCAGCATTACATTGGGCAGCTAAAGGCTTGGCCCTCTCCACATCCTCTGATATGGCTGTGTATGAGTATACAGCTACCAGCGGTCAAACATTCTTCACAGGTGCAGACGATAATGCTAATGTCCTAGCATACACTGACGGGTCAACCATCATCACTCTTAATGGTAGTGTACTGAGCAGTGGTGACTACACGGCTACTGATGGTGTCTCTGTTCAGGTGTTAGCCGCTACTACAGGTGACATCCTACAGGTTACAGCATTCACGGAGTTCGCACTAACCAGCTCATACACTAAGCCAGAGATTAATGGTGGTGTGTCCATCACCCCTGATATTAATGGTGGGTCTATTGCTGATGTTACTGTTGATGGAGACTTCACTGCTAACAGTGAGACAGTAACCCCTACACAGGTAGGGTATTTGAATGATGTTACAGCAGACATCCAAGGGCAACTAGACGGTAAGGCTGCTGTAGCAGTACCTGCCGCTGCTAGTAATGTAGCTGCTCTAGATGTGAATGGTGACCTAGAGGACAGTGGTGTTACCTCCACAGAGTTAGCCATCCTTGATGGTGCTACAGTAAGTACTGCGGAACTTAACTATGTAGGAGGGGCAACCTCCTCACTACAAGACCAGATTGATGGTATTGTGGCGGGTATGCTTCATGTTCGGGATGAGAAGACGAGTGGCACGCATGGGGGAACATTTACAAAAGATATCCAACAGACAAGGACGTTAAACACGGTATTGACAAATCAAATCTCTGGTGCAGCACTATCCTCTAATCAAATCACGCTACCTGCTGGCACCTACTTTATAGATGCGACCTCTCCAGGAGACCAAGTAGATAACCATAAAGCTAGGCTGTATGATATTACTAACTCTGCTACACTGATTGTAGGCACCAGTGAGGATACATCTAGCACGCAAGGTACTACTCGCTCTATGGTTAAGGGTTTTATTACCTTAGTAGGTTCTACCGTAACGGAGCTTCAACACTTTTGTCAGACAACGCATAACACTGAGGGCTTCGGTGCTGCAACCTCCTCTGGCGATGTTGAAGTATATGCAGAGATAATTATACGGAAGATGAGCTAATATGACTAAATCAAGAGATAATGCTGAATACCCTAACGAGGGTGTCACACTAGATGACACACAAACATTAACTAATAAAACACTCACTACTCCCGTCATCTCTGGTAATCTAACAACTGACGGTACTATTGACGGGCGTGACGTAGCCACCGATGGCTCGAAGCTCGATGGTGTTGATAGTGGTGCTAAGGACGACCAGACAGGAGCAGAGATTAAAGCTGCTTATGAGGCTGAAGCAGATACTAATGCTTACGATGATAATGCTGTATCTAAGTTAGCAGGTATTGATGCTGGTGCTAAAGATGACCAAACAGGTGCAGAGATTAAATCCGCCTATGAAGCTGAAGCTGATACTAATGTTTTTGATGATGCTGCAGTAGCTAAATTAGCAGGGGTTGGAGCAAGCCCTGATGCGTATACACAAGACGCGCCAGTATCTGTTAACCCTATTGCTACCGGCCAACAGTCCTTAGCTATGGGTGATGGCGCAATAGCTTATGAAAGGAAAAATATAACTATAGGCGAATCTGCTATTGCTGGACAAACCTCTACTGGGACTGCGGAAGAGGATGCTATTGCTATTGGAACTGATGCTAAAGCATATGAGCAGCGGGGTATATCAATCGGCGTTAGTGCTATAACAGGTAAGTCCGGAACGTCTACGGACTCACTCGCTATTGCAATCGGTGCTTCTGCAAGAGCTATAGAACTGCAGGCTATTGCAATGGGCTCGACTGCGTATGCCTTTGGCACTTACTCCATAGCCGTAGGAACTAACTCAGATGCAAGGGAACAAGACACGATTGCTATTGGCAGGTATGCCACTACCGGTCAAACAGACGGAGCGAGTACCGAAGCGTATGCTCTGGCACTGGGGTATGGTGCTACTGCTTACGAGTTAGGGGGTATCTCAATCGGTTATAGTGCTAAATCAGGACAATCGGGTACTTCTGGCGACCCCTACGCTATTGCTATCGGATACCAAGCTGAAGCGCTAGAGGATAGCTCAATCGCTATCGGAGAAGTGACTACGGCGAAAGGTACTGACAGTATAGCGATTGGACATGGCTCCTCAGCTAAAGACCGTAATACCATTGCGATAGGTCGATACGCCGTAGCCGGTAGAACAATCGGCGGAGCCACCGACGAGCACACAATAGCAATCGGTTACGGGGCTCAAGCATACAATGAGTACTCCATAGCGTTCGGTTATTCAGCCGTTGCTGGAAAGTCTGGATCTTCAACCGATCCCGATAATATTGCTATTGGATACCAAGCCAGTGCAGCAGAGACGGGGTGCATCTCAATCGGAAAGTCTGCCCTTGGTCTGACCAATTCTGTTTCGGTAGGTTATAACGCAAATTCGGCTGCTGCTGCGGTTGCGGTGGGGCCTGGTGCTCAAGGACATGAACAAGATTGTGTTGCTCTTGGTAATGGTGCAAAAGCTGGGAAGTACTTAGGAACCACTGGATATCGGGCTATCGCAATAGGCAAAGGCGCGTATGCTACTGAGCAGGGTTGTGTCGCGATAGGTGATGCAGTCTATTGTGGTAATAACGGCTCTTCGGCCTCCTTCGGAGTATCCGTCGGTACAAATTCGGATGCGCGTGCAGTGCAAACGGTCGCATTAGGTTATAACTCACAAGCTCTTGAACAATACTCTATATCCATAGGCGGCGATTCCCAAGCAGGGCAGACCGCGGCTGGCGGTGTTGAGATAAATACTATCGCCCTGGGACGTGCGGCAAAAGCGTATGAACTTGGTGGTATCGCCATAGGCTATCAGGCTACGACAGGAGTTACCTCTGCGACTGCTGATCCTTATGGTATCGCCATAGGGTATCAAGCACAAGCTACTGGCGCGCAATCTATGGCTTTAGGCTACAGCGTCTCTACTGCTGTAGATAATGAAACGGTTATAGGAGCAGGTGGTTCTGTTGCTATGAAGTTAGACTTAGATAGTACTGCTGGTAATACTCGTATGTTCTTGTATGATGTTGATAACGGAACGCTTGAAAGAGTAACTGTTGGTGCTGCTGATTCTGGTGGTGCCGGATATAAAGTATTAAGAATACCTAATTAATTTAAAGGAAATTAATCATGCCTATTACACCTGTATTACCGATAGAAGTTAAGCACGAAGTCGTCACTGCCGATACGGTAAAAATAAATGGGGTCTATATTGACATCCCTGTAGAAGGGGGTTCTCCTGTTGTAGCTGTTGGAATTTCTTATGGAAGTAAACAGCCAGATGGTTCTATCTCTTATGTTGAGCATAAGCGAATTACCATTGGAGACCCTGCAGACTTATCAAAAGTAATGTCTACAGTAACATCAGGGAAAACTTTGTACGAAGAAATTAAAGCTACTGTTTACAACTATCTTATGGATGCTGGTATTGTACCAGCCGATTCCGTAGTTTCTTAACTATCAACCGACAATTCGTTAAGGAGATGTTGTGGAATTTATTCCTAATAAAAAAGATCTAGAAGATGTCATGGGTCGCCCCCTCACACAAGGTCTCTTCTTAGAAGTGAACTACGACCCTGAGGTTGCAATTTATTCGCTGAAGGATTATGACCATGTGTATGAGGGAAAGACCTTCCCTTCCTTAAAGAGACTCTTCCTCCAAATGGAAGACTTGATTGAGTATGACTTTGCGTCCACCTACCTCCTAAGCTGGAACCATTGGCAGAGGATCTGTAACAACAAGATCTTTACAAAGAAGGTGGGGGAGTGGAGAGTCGAACTCGAACTCAAGATTCGTAGCCAAGCTGTTAGCGATATCATTAATATGACTGCTGAGGAAAAGAGTTTCCAAGCAGCTAAGTGGTTAGCAGATAAAGGTTGGGATAAGCGAGGTGCTGGTCGACCCAGTAAAGAACAAGTCGAAAGAGAGAGCGGTATGCAACGAGCTCTTCAAGATGAATACGGTGCTGATGTTCAGCGACTCTTTAAAAAATAGAGGTAGAGATAATGGCTATTAAGAAGAAAGCGAAAAAGAAAGACCCTAAAAAAGGTAAAGGCATGGCTGAAAGAACAGCGATGACTATCGTAGAACGCCGTAAGAAGAATTGCCAAGCTTCTGGTATGAAGTGGAATGCAAAAACTATGAGATGTAGCTAAGGAGTTCTTATGAGTGATTGGTTGACAAAGGCACAAGCTCGAATTGAGGGGATGCCTGAAGAAGCTATTCAAATTAGAGAAGCTGCTAAGAAAGATTTATTCTTCTTCGCAGAACTTGTCAACCCACTCAGGGTCTACGGAGACATCCATAAAGAAGTTTTTAAATGGCTGCAGTCCGATGACCAGGGTAACCAACTTCTCCTCCTCCCACGAGCACACATGAAGTCTCATGAGATAGCTGTATGGTGTGCTTGGTATATTACGAAACACCCTGAGACTACTATCCTCTATATGTCTGCTACTGCGGAACTCGCAGAGAAGCAGCTTTATGATATAAAGAACATGCTCACGAATGACAACTACACTCGCTACTTCCCAGACATGGTTAATGTCGAAGATGGGAAGAGGGAGAAGTGGGCTGTATCTAAGATTGCAGTAGATCATCCAAGCCGTCGTGCTGAAGGTATTAGAGACTGGACGGTAGCAACCGCTGGCTTGACCACCAACACGACAGGATGGCACGCTGATGTAATCATAGCGGATGACGTTGTTGTTCCAGACAACGCTTACACAGAGGACGGGAGGAAGAGGGTTGTTTCGGCAATGTCTCAGATGACCTCTATCAGAAATGCTGGTGGCTTCACGAAAGCCTGTGGTACAAGATACCACCCTGCAGATATCTACGAGACCTGGAAGGGTCAGACAATGATGGTCTACAACGAGGAGACTCAAGAGGTTATAGATCAAGTTCTTATCTGGGATATAAAGGAACACTCCGTTGAGGTTGATGGTGTCTTTCTCTGGCCGAGAGAGATGAGAAAGGATGGAAAGTCCTTTGGTTTCAATATGAATGTTCTCTCAAGAATCCGTGGAGAGTACGAGGACACTACTCAGTACTTCGCACAGTATTACAACAATCCTAACAGCCCAGGTTCTGAGAGGATAGAGAGAAATAAATTTCAATATTACGATAAGAGACACCTCCGACAAGAAGGCGGTAGCTGGTATTTCAAAGGGAGTAGGCTGAATGTCTATGCTTCCATTGACTTTGCCTTCAGCTTAAACAAGAAGGCTGACTTTACAGCTATCGTTGTTATTGGGGTTTCCTCTGATGGCGACATCTACATCTTGGACATAGAACGATTCAAGACGGACAGGTCTCAGGAGTACTTCAAGAAGATTGCCCTTCTACATTCCCAATGGGAGTTTAAGAAGCTCCGTGCGGAGGTCTCTGTGGCTCAACAGATTATCGTGAATGACATCAAGGACTACATCAAGAAAGAAGGCATGAGGCTTTCTGTAGACCCTTACCGTCCTAACAAGTCTGAGGGTTCTAAGGAAGAACGTATAGCAGCTACCCTAGAGCATCGTTATGAGAACCAAGCTATCTGGCATTACAAGGGTGGCTACACACAAGTCTTGGAGGAAGAGCTTATCCTAGCAAGACCTCCCCATGATGACTTGAAAGATGCTCTAGCTTCTGCAGTATCCATTTCAATTAAACCCAAGCAGTCTCGACATACGAGAGACTTCGGAAACAGTAATGTTATCAAAACACATAAAAGATTCGGCGGCGTTTCTTTCCAATAGGAGATAATAAGTGGCAGATCAAGTAGCAGAAATAAGTTCTTATATTGGACGAGAAGATCCTGCAGCATGGATTACAAATCAATGGGACACTTTCAATAACCAGAGATCTGGAAAGATGGCGGAGTGGGCAGAGTTAAGAGAATTTCTCTTTGCGACAGATACCTCCACAACTTCCGTAAACGATCTGGGTTGGAAGAATACGGTAACCATTCCGAAGCTAACACAGATAAGAGACAACTTACATTCTAACTATCTCTCTTCTCTGTTCCCAAATGACAAATGGTTGACTTGGGAAGCTTACAGCAAGGAGGGTGCTATTGCGGAGAAGCAGGAAGCTATCCAAGGTTACATGCGTAACAAGGTGAGAGAAGGTAATTTCAGGACAGTTGCATCCCAGCTCCTGACAGACTTCATCGACTATGGTAACTGTTTTTCCACTATAGACTTCGAGAGGAAGTACAAGACTGGTAAGGATGGGGAGAAGATCCCTAGTTATATCGGCCCTGTAGCGAGACGCATTAGCCCTCTTGATATTGTATTCAACCCATTGGCTGCTTCCTTCAAAGACACCTTCAAGATCGTAAGATCTATCCACACCCTTGGTGCAGTGAAGAAGATGTCTATGGATCAACCAGAGAATGCAGAACTTGCAGCTTCTCTCTTAAAGAGATCTGATATTACCCAGAAAATGGGTGGATACAAGATGGAGGATTTCGATAAGGCCGCAGGATTCTCAGTAGATGGTTTCGGGAATCTTCACGAGTATTACCAATCGAACTATGTTGAATTCCTCACCTTCTACGGAGACTACTACGACAGTGTTACAGATACCCTTTACACCCAGAAAAAGATTACTATCGCAGACAGATCTTATGTGGTCTTCAATGACGATATTCCTTCGTGGCTTGGACATGCTCCTATTTACCACAGTGGTTGGCGGGCTCGGCCTGATAACCTTTGGGCAATGGGGCCACTGGATAACCTTGTAGGTCTCCAGTATCGCTTAGATCACCTAGAGAATCTTAAAGATGATGCGATGGATCTGCTGGTACACCCCCCTCTCAAGATCATTGGTGAGGTAGAAGAGTTCACGTATGGGCCAGGTGCTGAGATTCATATTGATGAGAACGGTGACGTTCAAGAGCTGGGCAAAGGAGCTCAGGGTGTTGCTGTAGCTGAGAACTCTCAGCAGGTTATTGAGCAGCGCATGGAACTCTATGCAGGGGCTCCAAGAGAGGCTATGGGTATCAGATCTCCAGGAGAGAAGACTCTCGGTGAGGTACAGCTCCTTGACAATGCTTCTAGTCGAATCTTCCAAGAGAAGATCACCTCTTTCGAGATTAACTGTGTAGAGCCAACCCTTAATGGAATGCTAGAGAGTGCTCGACGTAACATGGATGGTTCAGACACTATCCGAGTTATGGATGACGATCTTGGTGTTGAGAAGTTCCTAGAGGTCTCTAAAGAAGACATTACAGCTACTGGAAAGCTCAGACCTATTGGTGCAAGACACTTCGCTAAGAAGGCTCAAGACCTCCAGAACGTCCTTGGCATCTTTAATAGCGGTGCAGCCCCGACACTAGCCCCTCACATCTCTGGTGTGAATCTGGCTAAGTTCATCGAGGATGTCATTGGTATTGATAAGTATGAGATCTTCAAGCCGAATGTTGCTGTCTTTGAGCAGCAAGAGACTGCAAGACTTTCTAACCAAGCCCAAGAAGATTTAGAGATGGAGCAGAGTGAGGAGCCACCTTTATGAAGACAGTATGGACACAAGGCCTAGAAGGAGACGCTAAACAAGATATCGTCTCCGCTTTCAAAGCTGGAACGCTGATAAGAGAGCGGCTCTCTAAGATGCTAGAGGCCAAGAGGTCTACCGCCATGAAGGCGAGGACTAATATAGACGATTATGAATCCCCCAGTTGGGCTTTTAAACAAGCAGACGTAGTGGGATATTCAAGAGCTATTCAAGAGATTATCAATCTTCTTGAAGATAAATCCTAGAGTTACTGGCACTTTTCCGATAACTCTGGTATATATACATATATAATATAAATACTTAGTATACTAGAAATACTAGAAATAATATATTTTCTTCTATTACTAATATACTAGAACTACTAATAATACAGGATAAATACATGACCGACCCGTCTAATGTGTTTCAAGATCCAGATAAAAAAGATATTACTCCAGGTACCCCAGACCCAGTGGTACCACCAAGCGTTCCCTCTGATAGTGTGTTCAAAGACCAATTAGCAGCTATCACCAATGAACGCGGTGAGCAGAAATACGACGATATCCCGAAAGCCCTAGAAGGCCTCCGCAACGCACAACAGCATATCCCGCAACTCCAGACTGAATTGGATGCGGCGAAAGTTGAGCTCTCAGCTCTACGCGAAGCGGCGGCAAGGCATGAGTCGGTTGAAGATGTCGTAGCTCGTCTTGCTGCATCGCAAGCTAACACCGATACCTCGGCTACAGGCTTGGATGAACAGAAAGCGTCTGCTTTGTTCGACCAGCTCCTGACTCAACGCGAGAGTGCTCAAGCATCTCAAACCAATCAGGAAACGGTTCAGAACGAGCTGGTTACTAAGTTCGGTAGCACCGAAGCAGCCAACAAAGCTGTTGTCGAGAAGGCTAAAGAACTAGGAACCTCAGCAGAAGAGCTTGGTAAATTGTCCGCACAAAATCCGAGGATGATACTAGAGCTCTTCAAATCTGTTTCGGGAACTCCTTCAGGAGCCCCTCCAACACCAAGCGTAAACACTGACGGTTTTCTGAGTAAGAAAGAAGAAGAGCATGGTTTAGTAAAACCCGAGAAGTCTCTCCTATCAGGTGCTACTTTTAAAGAGCAACTGGCTTATCTCCAGAAAGTCCGTGAAGATGTCTATAAAAAACATGGCGTTACTACCTAAGGTATCATAAATGCAACTAACTACTAATTCCCAAGCGTTCATCGAGGCGGAGCAGTATTCCTCTTTCATCCTCATGAACCTACACGATGGTCTCTTGCCAGAGTCCTTCGCTCGTGATGTATCTGACTTCGGTTCAGGTACTACTCTTAATATCAAAACCGTAGGTTCGGTTACTCTTCAGGAAGCGTCGGAAGACACCCCCCTGATTTATAACCCTATCGAATCCGGTAATATTACCATGCAGATCAACAACTATGTTGGCGATGCTTGGTATGTATCTGATGACCTCCGAGAGGATGGTTCTCAAGTAGATCAACTCATGGTTCAGCGTTCTGTTGAGTCTACCCGCGCAATGCAGGAAGTGTTTGAATCTCGTTTCCTCACAGTCTGTAATGATGCTCAGACCAATGCTAATGCTAACCTGATCAATGGCTTCGCCCATCGGGTATCCTCTGCAGTAACTACTACAGGTCATGAGAATACCTTTGAGCTGAGTGCTCTTATCGGTATGCGTCTTGCCTTCGATAAGGCTAACGTACCTGCAGAAGGTCGTGTCTTCATCTGTGACCCAGTTGTAGAAGCCACTATGAATGGTCTCGTTAACATCACCACCGATGTTACCCCATTCGCCGAGCGCATCCTTGAGCAAGGTATGGCACGAGGCCAGAAGTTCCTGATGAACCTGTATGGTTGGGACATCATGACTTCTAACCGTCTGGACACGGGTACCTTCAGTGATGGTACTACCGAAGTAACCGGCGCAGTAGCCAACATCTTCATGTGTATTCTGGATGACCAGACCAAGCCTATCATGAAAGCTTGGAGACGACTACCTAAGGTAGAGGGTGAGCGCAATAAAGATCGTGCTCGTGACGAGTTTGTTGTCCGTAGTAAGTGGGGCTTTGGCCCGCAGCGCGTGGATACTCTCGGTATCTACATCACTTCTGCAACCAACTACTAAGGAGAATACAAATGTCAGGTTTTGAAGATAGTGCTGGTCTTAATGTAAAGAACCAGTACGGCCCCCGAGACACTGGTCGCGCCACTGGCGTGATTGGTACCCAAGGTGTTAAGACTCAGCTCGCAATCGAGTTGACTGGCGCTCAAATTGATGACGGTATTTACATCGAGGATTTTGTTATCCCGCAGTATGCCATCATCACTGCTTGTTTCCTAGAGGTTACTGAAGCATTCGTCCTAGACGGTAATGCTGATAACACTCTTGAAGTGGGTACTAGCGGTTCGGAAGCTACTAACGGTTTCTCAATCACCTCCGCTCAATGTGAAGCACTTGGTGCTACCTCACTAACTGGTGCCCTCTCAGGTACTTGGGATGCTGAAGCAGATCTTGCAGCAGCTACCACTGTTAGTGTTGTAGTCGCAGGTACTACTCCTTCTGTCGATACCACTGTTGGTAAAGGTCGGATTGTAATTGAGTATGTTAAGGCCGCTTAGTAGGTTCTAACAGCTAACTGAAGGCGGGACAGGAGAAATCCTCTCCTGCCTTTTTTATTACCTAAAGGAAAGTAAATGGCTATCGAACATGAAGATATTGATGACTCCAAGCTCCATGAGCCCAAAGGAGTCAAGAACGCTTTAGCAGGAACTATATACAGGGCAGACGGGGCGGGTGGTGGTGAATGGCAACATTCCAGTCTGAGTTGCCATGGACAGATGGAAATAGTTAACAATGCCACTGTTACTGCTGTTACTGCGGCAGTTGACGCTACCCTTAATACCGACACAGACTACTCGAAGATAGTTGCTGGATGGGGTAGTCCCCATGTCCACAATATAACCTTTGACACGGATAAGTTAACTGTCCTTATAGCGGGTCACTATGAACTCGCCTTTTGGTCAAGTTTTGAGGTACCCACCAATAACAACTTCGTTGGTATCAAGTTTAGTGTTAATGACTCTACCCCCTTTTCTCTACAGAAAATTGTAACTCAATCTGTAACCGCGAATGATTATAAGAATGTTTCTGGTCGCTCAGGTCTTGATTTGGGTGCTGGAGATACCCTCTCTGTTTATATGGCTGCAACCAAAACAGATAATATGGTTATAGAAGAAGCTGGTCTCTCTCTTATCCTACTGCATGAGGCTTAATTATGGCTAAGATGACTTTACTAGGAATCGTTCAAGACATTATGAACGACATGTCCTCTGACTTCGTTAATAGTATTGATGATACAGAAGAATCACAGATGATTGCCCAGATAGTGAAGAGCACATACTTTGCTATGATGAGTAATCGGAACTGGCCCCACCTAAGCAGGGCTGTAGCTCTCACTGCCTATTCTGATAACGAACTTCCAACCCACATGAAGGTGGTGGAAGATATTAAAGAACTGCTGTTCCTTAACTACAATAAGGCTAAGGCCGGAGAGACAAGACTGAAGTATGGGAAGGTAGAGTGGAAAGATCCCGATGTGTTCCTCTACCGCATAAACCAAGAGAACAACGATGCTGATAATGTAGACGTTATCCAAGATACCTCCGGTGTTCAGTTGTTAATCCGAAATGATACAGCCCCATCCTACTACACATCTTTCGACGACACAACCTTAATCTTTGACTCTTATGATTCGGAGATAGATTCCTCACTTCAAGCAGGGAAGTTCCAAGCACAGGCCTATGTATTCCCTTCGTGGGCGCATGAGGACGAGGCAATTCCTGACCTCCCAGCAGAAGCTTTTATAGCGCTGCTTGAGGAAGCTAAGAGTAGGTCTTCTTTGAAGTTGAATAAAGAAGCAGACCAGAAGGCTGAACAAGAAGCTGGGAGACAGAACAGATGGCTCTCTCGAAAGGCTTGGCAAATAAAGGGTGGTATTAAATACCAAAACTACGGAAGAACACCTAGGAAATAAATGTGACTTACGAATATAAAGGTTATAAGATTACACCCTCTGACAGATACGCTTTGAAAGTAGTGAAGCCTATCGGTAAGGGTTCTGTACCAGCACCTCTAACAGGTCTCTACACTTCTTCTGGGGAGGCGGAAAGATCCATAGACATCTACCTTACAGAGAAGGAGAAACCTCGTGCCAAAACAAAACGTACCAGTTGAGCAAGTAACCTTCGCAGGGGGTCTCATCACAGAGGCTAACCCTCTTAACTTCCCCCCTAACGCTTCGTTAGACGAGGTTAACTTTGTAGCGGAGAAGGACGGAACCCGAAGAAGAAGACTCGGGATGACTTATGAAACAGACCACACAGTAATCAACTCGACAGTAGTCCCCACAGCAGATAATAAAGTGGTGTTCTCCTCTTTTGTCTGGGAGAATGCTGGTGGGGATCCTGAGAGACAAGTCTCTGTTGTCCAGTCGGGTTCTGTGATCAAATTCTTTGACACCCTTACTACACCCCTCTCAGGAGCAGAACTCTACTCCTATGATACGGGAACGACTCACAGCACATTCTTTTCTTTCGCTGTTGTAGATGGAACTCTTGTGGTAGCTGTCGGTCAAAAGGATATCTTACTTTTCCATTATGACTCTGGTGTTATCTCTGAGACTACAGATATTCTCCGTACTAGGGATATGTTTGGTGTAGATGACAGCCTAGCTATCTCCCAGAGAGATGGAAGTCTTACTGTGGAACACACCTACAATTTAAGAAACCAGTCCTTCAGTGTACCTCGTCTTCCTTTGACTGGGGATACCGTAGTAGATACTATAGGGGAGTTTGAAGGAGAGGCCTCTGTTTTTCCGAGTAATGCTGATGCTGTACACTATAATTTATATCCGAATGTTTCAGAATCTAATAGAACAGCGGACAGGTTTAATGTAAAAGACCTCACTGCTAATCCTCCAGGAACAACCCCAGCAGCTAGTGGACACTTCATCATAGATGCTTTAGAGAGAGGTGCTAGTCGGTTAGTGGAGTATGCCGACCTTTTAAGTCAACACCCTGAGCTTAGCTAACCTATACTCACCCTCCCAGAAGACAGGACTCCTGAGGGTGCCTCTGTCCTCTCTGAGTTCGCTGGGAGAGTGTGGTTCGGAGGTTTCAGTGGAACTGTTATAGATGGGGATTCCCGTTCCCCCCTTCTTTCTTCCTACATCTTCTTCAGTCAACTTGTAGAAGAGCCTTCCGATATTACAAAGTGTTACCAAGATGGTGACCCTACTTCTAAAGAATTCCCTGACATCCTCGCTACTGATGGGGGCTACCTCAGAATCTCAGGTGCTTACGGTATTGTTGGAATGAAGACCCTTAGTGATAGCCTTATCATTCTTGCAACAAACGGTATATGGCGGGTCACAGGTGGCGATGCTGGATTTGACGCAACAGATTACATGGTATCTAAGATCTCTGATACAGGTTGCTCTTCCCCTAACTCCATTACGGAAACAGATCAAGGGGTTGTGTACTGGGGGGAGGACGGAATCTACTACATCCTTAAAAACGAGCTAGGTGATTTCATTGCCCAGAACTTAACTCAACAGTCTATCCAGACTAGGTATAACGACATCTCCTCTCTGGATAAGAAGTATGCTTCAGGATACTATGATGCGTATGACAGAAAGATTAGGTGGTTGTATGGGAACAGACTGGAGTCGACAACTTCCGTAGAGGAACTTGTCTTTGACTTAAATCTAGGAGCTTTCCTTCCAAACTCCATTCCTAATATCTCGGGGAACAGACCTAAACCTATGTGCCTCTTAAAAGTTCCTCCTTTCAGTATTGGGGGGGTTTCTGATAAAGTACTAGCCAACGGTGTCGAGGTGGAAGCAAACGGAGTGCCTGTAGTTGTTTCTTCAGACACACTTCAAGATGGGGTTAGAGAGGTGGTGTATATCACCCTTTTAGAAGATAGTGTTTCCGATGAGCTGCAATACACAATGGCATTATATGGAGACACTTCTTTCCTTGATTGGGTAGATTTCGATACCGTAGGTGTTGACGCTGCTGGGTATATGGTTACAGGAGCCTTGACGGGTGGAGACACACAACGAGAGAAGACGCTGAACTACCTAACTTTCCACATGGAGAGAACGGAGGATGGCTTCGAGGCTGATGTTAATGGAGACCTAACTCCTACTAACCAATCCTCTTGTCTTGTACAGTCTCAGTGGGAATGGACAAACTCTGCCAACTCAAACAGATGGAGCAGGGAGTTCCAAGCTTATCGTTACAGACGCTTGTATATGCCAACAGATGTAAATGACCCTTACGATACTGGTCACTCTATCATCACCACTAAGAATAAGATACGTGGTCGTGGAAGAGCCCTCTCTTTCTTAATGAAGACAGAGCCAGGAAAAGATTGTAGAATTCTTGGTTGGTCTATGATTATAGGTGTGGAAGGAAATGTCTAAGATAACCTATCAGAAAGAAACTATAGTTTCCCTCCAAGAAGAGTTGGAGGATCTGATTGTAATACATCATGAAGAACTTGGGATATATAACGATAAGATATCCCTGAATGTGATGTGGGAGAATTATTTTGCTCTCGAAGAGATGGGGAATCTCCACGTACTAACAGCAAGAGAAGAAGATAAATTGGTAGGATACTACATCTGTGGTGTTCAACCTAATCTCCATTATGCTGATGTTCTCTTTAGTGTCAATGATATTCTATTCATACACCCTGATTATCGGAAAGGTTTTACCGGAATACGTCTTATCAAAGAGGCGGAGAAGGAGATGAGAAAACTAGGTGTGAAAGTGATGACCATCGGTTTTAAAACCTACGCCCCTTTCGGGAGACTCCTAGAAAGGTTGGGTTGGGATTTTACAGAGAAAGTTTATACGAAATATATAGGAGAAGATTAATGAGTATTTTCTATGGGGCTGCCTCTCTGATTTTTAGTATAGGTTCTGCAGATCAATCGGCAAGAGCTGCTTCTAAGGCTTCTGAAGAACAGAAGATTGCTAATAAAAAGAGAGAGGCCACAGAGCAGACCCGCTCTAATGAAGCTAGAAGAAGCTCCCTCAGAAAAGAGAGGGTAAGACGGGCTCAGATATTGCAAAGAGCAGATACGATGGGTGTTGGTTCTAGTTCTGGGGTTGCTGGGGCTACTGGTGCCCTCAGTACAAGCACAGGTGCTGGTCTTGGTTTCCAAACAGGACAGACTACTGCTGCTTCTAGTATAAGTTCCACACTACAGAGTGCAGCAGATGCTCAAACATCTGCAGCTAACTTCGCTAATGTATCTTCAATCTTCATGAGTGAGTTCAAGACTGCTGGTGGTATGGAGAGTATCTTCGGTGACAAAAAGAAGGATTAAATAAATGGCTGATGTAGATACAACTATAGAACTCACGGATGAGGAGATGTCAATCCCTGCTGGGTGGGAAGAAGAGGAAGATGATTCTTATGGTCAACCCACTGCTAATAAAAAGAGCTTGGCTGTTAGAAACTCTGTCACCCCTCACATTAATAACCCAGAAGTTCTCTTAGGGAAGCTTGAAGCAAGCGAGGAGAAGCATGCAGATGACATTATCACAGAGGATGCGGCTAGTCTTATAAGCAAAGTGCGCTCTCTCGATGCAGAAATTCTAGGAGATGTTGCTTCTCATCCAGAACTAATCTCTCAAGACGCTATCTTAGCTACTGCAGAGGCTGTTCAAGGGAGTCAACAGGAGATGTTGACCAAGAGCCCTATCTATCTCTCCATTAAAAATAGTATTATGGAGACAGAAGGGAGTGAGAACCTCTCTCCAGCTCAGGTAGCGGATATTGCTGACGATATGTTTGCACTCTACGGTGTAGCAGACAGCATGGATAAGAAATCTTGGTTCAGTATCGGTTATGATATTGTAGGGATGATGGTTATTACGGACTTGGCTTGGAATAATAGTGAAGTAGCTAAGAAAGTTAAAGAAGAATACCCAGATGCAGAGGTATCGGGTGCATACTTCGACTCATATCAGGATATGATCTACTTAGCAAAGTATCGTAACAGTTTGAACTCGGAAGATAAACTACGGTTTACAGAAACCTTGAAGAAGTTTTATCTGGAAGTGGACGACAACGAACTTCAAGCAGTAGACTTCATAAACAATATCCTAGGTCAGAATGAATATCTGAAACTAGAAGATGCTTTGGATAAGGGTGGAGTTATTGCCACCGCCCTCCAGTTTGGATTCGCTGCTGTAGGGAGGCTTGTAAGAGCCGGACAGCTTGTGAGAAGACTAGGGGCTATAGGTGATAAGCAAGGGGCTATGAAAGCCGCTGACGCAGCAGCAGAGAGCGCTGAGAATGCTAAGTTGCTTGGTACATCTCAGGTAGAATCCGCCACTGCTGGTAATCCTCTCTCTATCAGAGAAATATTCGCAGGGGCTCCTCCAGGTGCTTCTACTGAATATCGTAGGTTCGCCCAAGTTATTGATGAAAACCTAGACCAACTGAATAACGTAAGCACTATCAATATCTCTAGGATGAGTAAAGAAGAACAGGTTAGAATCGTTGCAGCCATGAAGAAGCATCTCCCTAAGGACTTGCAGGTAGATGATCTGAAGATTACTATGGTAGATGACCAGCCTGTATTCCATTACAACATTCTAGACAAGAATGGTAGGTTGATGGAGAAGGTGGAGAAGCCTTATACCTTAGACAACGTAGGTTCTTATATAGATCCTGATGTTGGTCTTGGTTCTAATATATTAAGAGGGCTCACCTCTCCTAAGTATGTACAAGGGTTGGATGCTAAGGGTCTTGTCGATCAGGCTATGGTAGGTACCTTCGCTCAGGCTAAGATGGGTGCTAATTATACCTCTGCTGCTGAAGCTGCCTTTAAACCTATCAAGAGAAATAAGAAGTCTATCCAAAAGGTAGACGACATGTTGCAACTACTTGATGGTAGAAAGATAGATCCTACTTACCAACAGCTTGTTGTAGAGGGTGTTGGAGGTAAGAGACTTACACCTAAAGAGTTCCAAGCTTTCACAGGTGTTCGTAAAGTTCTAGATGACATGCACTACCGCAACAACAAAGTAATGCGTCAGGAAATGGATTTAAGAGGGACACGCTTAATTAAAGAGGGTGATGAAAAGATCTTTGCCAAGCCTTATGATGATGCTGACTCTGCTAACGCTGCGTATCATGGCGATGAGGCAATGGGTACTATCTATAAAGATGGGCAAGCCTTCGATGATGTGTCTCACGCTACACTACAACAAGCCTACAAAGATGGGTATGTTCTTGTAAGGAGTCATGCTGATTCTTTTGATGATTGGTTTAAGCTTGGAGAGAAAGGGGATAGTAACTACTTTAGATTCGCTCTTGTTAAGAAGGATGCGGTGAGAGATCTTCCACCTGATGTTCTGAACAAGACCCCTAACTATCTACCTAAGTTCAACAAGGATGCAAACTTCTTTATCAAAGAGGTTCGTAATGTAATAGTTAATGGTAAATCAGTACCTAAACCTATTACCCTCGCGTATGCTGCTACAAAAGCTGAAGCTCTTAAATGGAAGAAACAACAAGAAGCTTTGGATGTAGAGCTGGGTACGAAGAGAACTCTTGTACAGACAGAGCAGAATATGGATAAGACCTTAGACACAGGTGATGTTATACGAGCCAGTGGTGGTCTCATTCGAGGGAAGCGTTCTAAAGACGGCATTGAATATGCTGGTAACTTTGGAGGAGGTCGAGCTGACGCTTTTGAAGCTCTTCAGAGAGCCATCGCTATGACTGCAGACAGGGTTACTATGTCTCGGTGGCGTATGTCTGCTATGCAGGAGTGGAGAAACTCTGCTGCTCTTCACCTGAAGAAGCTCCCTGAGGAATGGAAACCTGCTAGAGAAGCTATTGCAGATATGGAAGTAGGGCCAGTCAGAACAAAACTTCTGTCTGCTCATGACCAAATCTCTGGTATGTCTCACATGCCTACGAAAGGAGAGCAAGCTTTCAAAGGGCACATCCTTACGGCAGCGAGAAAGCTAGATGGGATTAACCTCCCCTTCTTAGGGAAGACTATTGAGAAGGGTTCTAAAGCCCTCACTCAAAGAACTGCAGCCTACCTTTATAGAGTACGAGATAACAGTCCTGTAAATCTGTTGAAGAGTGTAACCTTTAACATGACGCTAGGGGCTTTCAGTATGGTACAGATTCCTGTACAGACTGCTGGTGCTCTTGTAGCTATCGCTGCAAATCCTATCCACGCAGGTAAGGCGATGGATACTTGGTTGATTGCATCTGCACTAGACCTTGGTACGGATATGAAGGTTGTAGGAAAGACTGGTAATATCTTAGGTAAGAGGATGGGGCTAGATAAGAATAAACTCAACGCATTACAGAATGATTACGAGTTCTGGAGAGCCTCTGGTATGAGAGAAGCTGTTGTTCGGGGGAACGCTGATGCGTCCTCTGTAATGAACGGCCTCCCTTTAGATGCTAACCTCATGCGTAGAGGGTTCGGTCATCTCTTACAAGCTGGTCAGACTCCTTACCGTATGGGTGAGTTGGCTAACATGCGTATCAGTTTCTTCACTGCCTTAGAGCGTGAGAAGGCTTTGGTAGGGAAAGGTTTTAAGTATGATGATGCAACTCTTCAGAGAGTATTGTCTCGTACTGAGAGCACCCGCTTGAACATGAACGCTGCTAACAAAGCTATGTTCCAGAAGGGATTCTTATCTCTGCCTACCCAGTTCAAGCAAATTTATACCAAGTACCTAGAAGCTGTAGCAGGAAGAGAGTTTACAAGAACAGAAAAGTTCCGCATCTTCTCTTCTCAGACAATGGCTTTCGGTGCTGCAGGTGTACCTATCTTGAATCACTACGCTGACTCTATTATGGAGATGGCAGGGGTAACCAAAAACTCTGACTCAACAGAGCAACAAATGTGGTTAAGAGGAACTGTTGGTGTCATGCTTAACGACTACTACGGTATTGATGCTGTGTTCTCTGGAAGAATGACTGTATCCGCGGATATCATCGAAGATATTAAGAAGATGTTTACAGACGGAAGAACACCTGTATTTGAAACATTCGCAGGGGCTTCTTCTTCTCCTTTGAAACATGGACTAGGTTTTATGGAGAATATCTTCATGGCAGGTAACATGGTCTATCAGATTGAAGACTACAACCCTGCACAGTTAGGGTATATCGCTGAGATTGTTCTTGAGGGTTTGGCACGGATGTCTTCCTCAGGGAGAAGCGCTATAGCTGCTAGAGATCTCCTTTACGATGGCGTGGTTAGAAACTCAGATGGTGTCGAGATCTATAAGACAGATCCTGACCTAGCTGACATTCTCTTTAGAGCTATAGGTTTTGGTAGCCAAGAGACACACGACCTCTACGCACAATCCAAATCTAATATGAGTATAGAAGAGGAGCGGAGAGGAAGAGTCGACCAGTATGTATCTGCCTTCCACACTTTGATTAATAACATGAAACAAGAGAACAAGGAGATGGTACACTTATCACATGTGGCTCTCTCCATGATTAAAATCCAGATTGAGAGATACCCTGATGATGAAAGGGATAGGATCTGGGCTTCTTTTCTTGACAAGGTTAATAGTCCAAGAGACATGAAGGGGGACGTTATTAATAAAGCCCTCAAGACATGGTACGAAGATTCAGCAAATGCCTTTAACACTCTCAACCCAACTGTAACAAAAGCACGGGAAGAGAAAGAAGCTAGAGGCCAAGCAATTTTAGATATGGAGAATGAATAATGGCAGGTATATTCGATACCTCAAACGTGTCTCAGACAACGGAATCTTCCGCCACTGTCAAGGCACCAGTAGCTGAGGCTGAAAACACAATGGGGACTATGGCTCTCCAGCTAGGACTAGATGCTGGTAAGGAGGTTGTTACTCAACATGCTTTAGGAGAGCAAGAGGAAGCCCTTGCAGGTATCCAAGAGGACAGGAACGCTGCTCTTGGAGAGATGCGGCTTAAAGCTCTGAACAGTAAGTTCGAGACATTAGCAGCGGGTATTGAGCAGGGACTGCCTACTTCCCAAGCTAATGCTAGAGCAAGAGCTGTCTTAGCTGAGACTAAAGCATCTGTCCCTTGGATTGGTAATAGAGCGGATGCAGCCTTCAAAGGTTTCTTTGGAGGGTCTTCTGGAGCTGGTGGCTTCGAGCCTAATCCTTTGGAGATAGCTGCAAGAGAGCATCAAGAGCTTGTCGCTAAGACTGCTGCTATGGCAGGTTCCTCTCTTATAGCGGCTGAGAGAGCTGTTAAAGTAGATGCTATGAATAAGCAGGGTACTGCAAACCTACTTGCCGCTAGTAATGATAAGGCAAACTTCAAGGATTCTGCGAGAGCTTACACTAACATGCGGATGGATAATGCAAGTGTTCAGGCTCAGTACATTATGAATAGCTATCTCCCAGAAGGGACTACCACCCTTGGGGTTAATGAAATGGCTTCTGTAAAGTCCGCGGTAAAGCTTGTTTACTCACAGGCTAGGGAGGATCTCCGAAAGGTTTCCTTTAGAGCTGCAGATGGGATGCCCCTTCTTAGTAAGGATGATTTGCAAGAACAGTATGATGCTATTACTGCTGCGGAGGAAAATCAACTTTCTCTCATCGGTGACCGTGACTATCAGACGATTATAAAAAATCTAGCTGATGTTAAACAGGATGAGATATCATATGTTGCCAACACAATGTTCTCTGAGTGGGCTCTCGCTAACGCAGCGGGTGGACAGGTTGCTGTAGAGAGCCTTAACAAAGGTATTATGAGTCCTAAGTATGTAGCTTCTCTTGTAGCGGATCAACCTCTCCTTGCTAAGTTCTTCAATCCAGATGGTACCTCTAAAAGAGTATTAGCTTCTAGCATCGCAAGAATGTATGGGAACGGTTTGACAGATCCTACTACCAATGCAAAGCTTTCTGCTATGGTATTGACACCAGAAGGTATTGAGCTTATGCAGAAGATGGTACAAGATCATGAGCAAGTAGGTACCGCTAGGACTGGGTATGACCAACTTTCTAAAGGAACTCCAGAGCAGCAGCAGGTAGCTAAAGTCTATCACGGAGAAAGTTCAAAGCTCAATCCTAAAGCTGTTTCCAAGACTCTTTCTACGAAGAACTTCACAGAGTGTCTCCAAGAGAATGTACCGGAGGGCTCGAAGGTTCTCTCGGTGTCTCTTGGTGGTATGAGTCAAGCATTTAAAACTGCTTACTATTCAGCGGGGGTTGGCGTTCCTGGTTATATTGAGATAGGTTCCGAAAGTGATTTAGATGGTAACATAAAAGCCTCCTCTTTCACAGCCACAGAGGAGAACGGTGAACCTATTCCTGACCATGCAAAAGGAGCTATCGCTGCTCAGTACAGAGCCATCCTCAGTAATCCAGCTTATGTGCAGCATGTGGAAGAGGTCATGGGTATTCCCCTGACAGCATCAGAGGTGTTAGAACTAACTTTGAATGATACCCTTCACCCTAAGTTCTTTGAGAGAGCACAAGAGCAGAAGGAGAAAGGTTCTTTCTTAGGAGCTCCAGGAAGGAAGGACTTAGCTGCATATAATAAAAGCCTTGCATCATTACATCTCCAACAGAAAGGTACTTGGACACCCTTCGAGAGGGAGACTCCCGAAGAGATAATGGGGAAGAAGCCTGAAGGAAAGATGGTAGACCCTGCTCAAAGCCAGATAGACGAGCTCTTTAAAGAGAAGCCCAAAGAGAAGCCCAAGGAAGAGTTCCAGCTTACGCAAGAGCAACATGATGCTATAGCAGCAGAGCCTGACCTTCAGAAGAAGAAGAAACTTGCAATAGGTTTCGGAGCAGATCCTGAAATGATTAACAAAGCAACAAGGGGTAGATAATGTTTTCCTTTAGTGAGAAGAGTTTAGGGAGGATGTCTGGGGTAGACCCACGACTTCAGGAGGTGATGAAAAGAGCCCTTGAAATCTCTAAGTTAGATTTTGGTATTCCAGAATACGGAGGGTTAAGGACGACAGAGGAACAGTATGGGCTGTTCGAGACAGGGAAGTCTAAGGCAGATGGTACTCGTAAAAAGAGCTATCATCAGACAGGTAAGGCTGTAGACGTATATGCGTATGTCTATGGACTAGCCAGTTGGGAGAAGTTACACCTAGCTATGATTGCTGCTGCTGTATTACAAGCGGCTAGTGAACTTGGTTACTCAGTTAAATGGGGAGGTCTTTGGAGTAACTTCACAGACATGCCTCATTTCCAAATAGAGGATTGAGGGATGGAGGAGGAGGAACTAGACCGACGAGCTATCGACAAAGAGTTTGAGGAGCATCTTCG